TTCTGGCGGTGAGCTTGCATATCGCCCATATGTAATTCCCACTGCATCGTTTGAAGGATTTAGCCAGGCTTTTTCTCCTTCATCGTTTTCTGAATTTGGCATTACAAGTCCAATTCCAGTGAAGGTAGATATTTTTGAGCGTGATGAAGAAGGTAAGCCTGTCAAAAGCCCCAATAAAATTACAATGGGCAACAGGGGAGTTTATTGGCCAGATTTTTATGGGAGTTCGCGCACTCCTTTCCCATTGAATCATCAAGTGTCTTTGAATATTGCGCAAGCAAAAGGAGGGAAAGATTTAGCAGATAAAGCAGCAGAAGAAGATCGCATTGTGGCAGCGTCATCTATTGACGGCGCAAGTGTATATAAGCTTGGCAGCGCAAAGTTCAAAGTTGTTTCAATGGTTGGTAGCGAAGATGTAAATACTGGCGATCTTAGTGTGACCTTGCAATGCATCGAAAGTGGATATGGCCCAGAAGAAGATTACGAAACCGAAAGCACTCTAGAACAGGAGGATGAACTTAGCGCTTTGCTGCCTGAATTGATTGCGGAAGTCGAGCGCCTCAAGACTTTATTCAACCCCACGCTGACTGTTCAAAATTTAAATGAAACACAGCGTAGTGCATATAACAGGTTTGTCAATCACTACATCAGAATTGAACAGCTTCTTGATGACATGCTTATGTATAAGCGTGTTAATAAGTCGGAAAGAAGAGAGCTTGATGAATATGTGCTGACTAACGAGACATTATTTACTGACAACAGTGTTAATCTTGCACAGCAAATTGCTAGCGAAGAAAACCGACTAGAAGAGCTTCGCGAAGATATTACTGAAATTAGAAAATCTAACGAACCCGATTCGGTAAAGGGTCCCAAGATTGATAAAAAACGCGCAGCTATCGCTGAAGTTAAAGATAGCCTTAAGGCCAATCGTAGAAGACTGGAAAAACTCATCGAACAAGATCAATTCTCTGATCAAGCCCTGTTTAACTACATCAGAGAGATTGAAGAAGTTGTCAATGACATTGATAGTCAATTCAGGAGTATTGCTGGATATCAAATTATTAGCGACACTGATTTCAAGCCCATTCTCAATCAGCGAAAACAGCAAGGGCAGCTTGGATCCAAAGCAGAAAGAAAAGTTATCAGAGATGTTCGCAATATTATGCGAGAAGTGGAATCAAGAATCGCTTCTGTTGTTCAAATCGACCAAGCCGCTATTGATGCATTTAACGCTGATTTGCAGAGGCAAATTGACGCATTAAATGCGCAAATTAAGCTCATTAAAGATACGCTTAAAAATCCAGAAGGTTTAAATGATTTCCTCGTAACAAAATGCCTTGTCAAAATTCAGGAGGCATCATATGAAACCGTATCAGCTTGCAAAGTTGTTAATTTTGCAATCAAGGGAAAAGCTTTCATGCGTGTTCAAGGGAGGCAAAAGCAATACGGAAATGTTGTTGTTGATGGTTACAGACAGTCTGATAATGGCATTAAGAATAGAAGTGCCTTCTTTTTAATGTTCATTCGAGAAACAACTACTGCCAACTGGTCACTAGTGCCAGTTATTTTTGCGCTAAGGCGAGCCGCAGATAATGATTACTTTTTCCCATTGTATTTTGAGGCTCCAGATTCAAGCAAGCGCTGGGCATTTAGGTTTGAACCAATTTTTGATGCGCCTTCTGAAATGCGCAAATATGGCACGCTGCCTTTTGCATATTTATCTTCCGGCCAAACCTCTGCCGGAATCAGGACTATTGGCGTGCCAGGTGGGATAGGAAACGTTTTGTTCTATGGAACAACGCGCAATCCAGATCCCGGCAATTTGCCGCCTAAAAATAACAGTCCATTTGCTATTGATGAATGGACTCTTTATCCTCCTTCTGTTGTAACTGATAGCGACACTGAGACTGGAGCGAAGAAAGTGATTAAAGCTTGCTCTTCTGATGCCAATATTGCTTTTTCTTTCGATGGTGGCCCAGAATTCAGCATTACTGCAGTTACCGAACAGCAATACGAGCCAAATTATTCCGCAAAGTACCCTGGTATTTATAACGATTTAACTTTGATTGGTTTTAATTGCTTCAGCGGCCAAGGAGTAAGGAGCTTGCGTTCGCTGAGCGTATTTGTAACCAAGGGAAAGAGCGTGCGTCGACTTAATGAAAACAATGCCTCCTATCCATCGTCTCCGGATGGCCCCAGTAATTACGCTTCTGATATTTTTCTAGATACAATCCTTGACAATAAAAATGGCATTGGTAAATTTGCAAATATTTCCGGCATTGATTTAAATTCCCTTGCCTTGTCTAAAAAAATGTGCAAGACGATGGGATACTATATGGATGGCGTGATAGCTGATATCACTTCATGGAGAGAATTCTGGGCAAATGTGGCTCCTTATAACATGCTCGAATTTGCCCGCATTGGAGGGCGGGACACTTTGATACCAGCGCTTCCGGTAAATACCAATGGTGTTATAAATAGACAAGTTACGATTAGCGCCTTGTTCAATCAAGGAAACATCCTTGAAGATAGTTACAAGGAAGAATTTCTTGATTATGGCGATTCAACGCAAGATTTAGTGGCAACTGTCATTTATCGTGCGCCAGAAGCTAACGGGGTTTTTCCAAAGAATACAAGCTTGACTATTCGGCTAAATGATGTAAACGAAAACGATGCAAGGCGTGCAAATTTTGATCTATCTCAATTTGTTACATCACGCACGCAGGCATTGCACTATGGCATGTTGATGTGCTTATTGCGTCGCCATGTGAAACGGGCCATTGAATTCAAGACGTTCCCGACGCAAGCACCAGTACAACCTGGCTCTTACATTTATGTGCAAACAGATGAGAATCGCTGGGACAACATTCAGAGCGGAACAATAGAGACAGGCGGAGTTTTAAACGCTCCAATTTCAGAGCAACCAATCAATGGCACTTTTAACGCTTTGTTGTATGACGGTACATCGCAAGTGGCAACGCTTAATTCAATTTCGGTGTCGAATGGAACAGCTCCAGCGCTGGCGGGATACAAAGGATGGCTGTTTGTTTTGGGCACTGCACTTACTTCTCGCCGCGTGTTTAGGGTGACTGAAGTGGAGCTCAATGAAGAAGGAGAAGTGACCATTCGCGCTTCGGAGCATCCATGCGAACAAAGTGGAAGTCAAACTTTATCGCTTATCGCACGCCAAGATCCTGGATTGTTTAATATTGTTGGCTGATGTAAAAGCCTGCTAGCATTGTAAAAAAGCTTTAGACAAATGCCATTTTACACTGGTCGAACTGCTAATTTAAAGCTTGGCAATAGCCCCGTATCGAAAGTTCGTAATTGGACTCTCGACACATCAGTGAATATGCTGGACACTACAGCATTGGGAGATACTGCCAATACTTTCACTCCTGGCTTGTTTAGCGCAACTGGTAGCGCTTCTTTGTCTTATTACAATGGTGACACAACGGATGTCACGAACTTACTGGAGCGCATTGCAAAGACTGGTGTTATCACCGATAGTGACTTGGTGAGTTTAACTTTTGAAGTGGGAAGTAACCAATATTTCACGGCAAATGCTTTCATTAATAGCGCCAGCATTTCTTCTGCTACAGATGAGCTGACTACTGTTTCCTTTAACTTTACGATTAATGGTCCATTGACTAGCGTTGTTCTTAGTGGCACTGTGTAATATTTTTTTACTATTGTTCGTACAATGAACCTATGAATACTGGGGCAGAATGACGTTTTTTGTTGGCCATACAGGCGCTGTCAAGCTCCAGCGGCGCGGGGAGACAACTTTCTCTGCGTCCATTGTTCCTGATGATATTAATACAGTTTTAAACAGATTTAGTTTTGACGATAGCAATCTTAATGTTATCACTGGTGATGCCTTAGAAATATCCACAGAAGACCCTCGTGGTCTTTTGTTTATTCCCGCTACTTTCTGGGAAATTCCCGGTCCTGTTGTTGATGGCTATACGGAAGCAGTTTATGCTTCAGGCAGCACTGTTGCAATGTCTGGATGGTTGGATGATGAAATTAGCACTACAAGCGATTTGCCACCCGAGGGATACGATGAATTTCGCCTTGATGACTATATTTTTGCAAATAATTTAACGGCCTATGCGCACATCAATGCAGTTGGCGGCATTCGGCTGTTCCGCACCTTTTCCGATGCCATTAATAATGAGCGAGCCAGTGAAATTGCATTGGCTGCATTTTACGGCGAGCCATTGACGGTAGATATTGGGATTAGAGACACGAAATATAACACGCTTGGCTCTGTTGTTTCCTTTGAGATAAATACAGACAGGGCGGCAATGGACGTGACAAGCCTGTCGGATGTATTTAAGCAGCAATATTCCGCAGGACTTTTAA